AGTTTACTATACAACATTCAACAGATCTGTGTGCACACATATGTATTATAGTTTGTACAAGATTGACTTTTCGATCATCAATGAGCTATCTTATTTTTTATATTAAAAAATCTCTCTATCCACGCATAACTGCATTTTACACCTAAAACTTTGATATTTCAGCCATCTATATTTATCCCTTTTCTTAAGGAGGAAAAGCATGTGCACTTCTTACAGAGCTTATTTCATTAAGTTGTAATATTATCAAAGAAATAGGTATCAATATAATTTAAGCTTGATTTTCTAATGAGTTTAATTCACACTCGTTTTTTAAATCTATTAATTCATTGATAAAAGTATTTAAACTTTCAAATGAATTAAAAACTTTAGTGTTGTCAGTACTAAATGTTTCATGCCAATGATATGTTACAAATAGTATTTCATTAGTGGTCCTGTTCATTTTAACAAAAGTTGAAACATATCCTATTTCAGCTTTTTCAAAACAATTCGATATTAATATAATGTTTTTCATTTTTTTATTTTGTTTTGAGGTTGAAGATAATAGTAGAAGGTGTAAATTTAGTTATAATATTTTATTAACATTGTTTCTACTGGTTGTCAAAAAATGAGTGAATGACCCCCTTTTGGGTTAGTCATTCATTCTCAACTACTTAACTACATAAATCTAAAGTAACTATTCAACTCTATCTATATTTAGCATTGAATGCACTATCAGTTAAAAATAGCATATCTTCACACATCTCATAACTATATCCTGGATGCATGAATGCAATACTATCAATGTAATAAGCATTACTCCCCACTTCTTTATCAGAAGTGAATGTGTTTAATTGCTTATTTAATTTTACTTCTTCCCTTGTTAAAACAACTATTGATAGTACAATAAATACTATCAATAATATATGTATCTTTGTACTATTCTTCATGATATTATATTATTATAGTTTAATTAGTTAAATAAACACTTTGTCTTGATACCCCACAAAGTGTAAAGAGGTTATAATCGCAAATCTATTTACGATCATAATCTATAACATCTACTATATCAGGTGTTATAGATCCATCAGGTAATTGATAGTACATTAGTACATATTAATGAATGTGTGATATATAATATATAATACTATTAATGATTAAATGATAATACAATAGTAGTCCTATCATAAGATAAGACTACTATTATTCCTTACATCAGTAAGACAAAAGCAAGCTAGAAGCTTGCAATTGTTGGAGCACCATCTCCTTCTTCATGTAGAAGATAGAACGAAGAACCGTCAGCACCTGTTACATTAGATAACATAGGTCTCTGTGGGATACCTTTGTTTGCGACAGCTCCTGTTTTGCTACCGTATGTAAAGAAAAGTTTTCCTGTTTTAGGATTTTTCTTCACATCAATGTGAGATACTAATTCTTTTGCTTTGAACTGTTCAACAGTCAATGTTTCGTTAAATTTCAAATTTGCTTCCATAATCGTAAATTGTTAAATTGTTAATAGTTAATTATGCCAGGGGTATATCCCCAGGGGCTAAGTGATGGGGAGGGTGAGGTTGGTGTTACCACCACTCCCTCTAATAAAATCAAATTAAAAAATAAAAAATAAAAAATTTTTGAAATTTTTTTATTAAACTCTTGCATATGTCAAAAATTATTTGTACATTTGCCCCCATATTTAATAGTCACATACCAGAGTGATTGTTATTTTGAGTCAAATAGACAAAAGATCCTATATAGTATTGGTTAAATTGGCACACCCATCTGGTTGAGAAAAGGTTGAGGATAAAGTGCCCCTTGGGATAACAGGAATGAGAACTAATAATATATAAACGCATTTAACTGAATTATAGGATTGAGGTATATATAAGGTAATATGTTACTGAAGTTATACTAAGTGAGGATAAACCCTTGGTCGAGGATTCCTTATATTAATTAAGGAAATTAAAATTTATAAATTTTAAAAGAATATAGTTTAAGTGTTTAATAGTTTTGTTAAATATTAGCTTATTCTTATGTTCTGATAAATTATATGGAAGCATTTACAACTATTTTAAAAACAATAGAATTGATTAGAGAATCTTTTACAGATTCTGTTGAAGTATATATGAATGGATCTTGTGTAAGATTTGCAATGATATTAAAACATTTGTATCCACAAGGTGAAATATATTATGATATGGATCATGCTATCTTTAGTTATGATGGTAATTATTATGATATAAATGGATTTGCTGAAAAGAATGATGGTCATATTCCATTGATAGATTATGGTATAATGAAAGCACATGAAATAATGAATTTAAAATATAAATAAAATGCCGTATTATATATGTGAAAATAAAGAATGTATTTCTTTTGATAAAGAAGTATTTGTTGATAAAGTTAAATTGTATTATGATTCAAAAATGAATTTAGTTGATAGTGGATTAAAGTGTCAAAATTGTAAGAAAGATAGAAAACCTATTGATACACCAATGCCTGAAGGACTTACGTTTAGAGGGGTAATGAAGTATAAATAATATAGAATGCACTCATAACTCAATTGAATAGAGTATTGGATTTCTACTCCAACTGTTACAGGTTTGAATCCTGTTGAGTGTACTAATGTTAAATAACATTAAAAGTAAAAAAATAATAAGGTATTTATTTGGATTGTAATGATTAAATACATATCTTTGTAAATAATTTAAAACGTATGGAAATATTCGATGAAAATTTATTAACACCACTGTCTTTAACTGTTAATAGTGGAACAAAAGACTCTGATAAAAGTGGTTGTGTAACATTTTTAAATCAACTTGAAGGTTGGAAAACTAAATGTAAAAATTTACATTGGTCTGCTCCAAAGAAAAATATTCATGTTTATCTTGATGATTTTGCAAGTATTTTATCTTCTTATCAGGATGGTTTGGCAGAAGGTTATATGGGCATTAATGGTAAATTAGGACCTTCAATATTAGAAGGAATCTCTTGTGAAACAGATAATGCTTTAGATTTTATTGAACAAGTTAAAAAGAAAACTATTTTGTTTTATGAAGGTTTACCAAAGGAGACTGTGTATAAAGGAATTGTTTCAGAATGTGAAACATTTATTCAGGATATAAATAAGTATATTTATTTATTTAAATTATGTGATGTATATTAATTAATTGTAAATTATGCTGGAAGATAGAGGTTGCGAGTATTTTGCAAAATTAAAGTTTGTAAAGATTAAAGGGTTACCACCTGAAGGTTGGGATGATTTGACAACTGAGGAACAGTTCAATGAAATATACAAAATGATGGGAATTGAAGTAGAGATTAATGCTATTCAATTTGAGTATTAAATATTCTCCTCTGGTGTAAATGGAAGCACTGGCAGCTCTAACCTGCTAAGTCAGAGTTCGAATCTTTGGGGGAGGACTAATAAAGTACCACGAGGCTTATAAAGCATACTACTGTGGTCTTGTATCCACATAAATGAATAGCCCAAGGTATAAATTAAAGTGGATAGTTAACCCTCTCCTCAGAAGACGTTTTGAGTGATGGTTAATGAAATGTAAGCCTTTATAGTATAATGATTATTACAAGTGATTTGTACTCATTAGATCTTGGTTTGATTCCAGGTAAAGGCTCTAATATGTGGGATGATAGCAAAGGTAGCTAACCAGGCTCATAACCTGGAGGTTGAAGGTTCGACTCCTTCTCCCGCAACAATTTATAATATAAAAGGTATGGAAGAAAAACAAATGACAGTTCTTACAGCAAAGAACATTAGAATGATGATTACTGAAGTAAATAAACTTAAAATCTAGAAGGATGATATTGTATTATTACATTTTAATGAAGGACAATATTTATTAATTTATTACAGTATATAATGAAAGAAAATCAAAAAAATGGAAGAATTGATAAACTTAATTTAATGTATTACGATGCAGCATCTAAAGTTAAATCAATAAGAAGAGCTATTAGAAGAGGTAAAATTGCATGGAATGGATTACTTGCACCAGATAGACCTTTTAATAATAGAGGGAATACCAGTAACAGAACTAACGTTCATAGTAGAAGTATGAATGAATATAAAAAATATCTATATGGACAACTTAAACAACACAATTGATTATAATGCAGAACCATTATTTTATTGTAAACATTGCCTATCTTTAGCTATAAAGTCTGTGGGAGATGTAGATTATTGTGATGAATGTGGTGGAACAGATATAAAAACAACCGATATTTATATTTGGGAAAAAGAATATAAAGAAAAATATGGAGTAGAATACTTAAAAACAAAGAAAAATGGAAATTGTAAAAAATGAAGCTGGTGAAAAAACAGCAAAAGCAACAAAAAAAGAAAAAATGTCTTATGAAGAACTTGAAAATATTGCTCACCAATTGAGTGAACAAAGTAGAGTATTAGTTCAAAAATTACAGGAAGCTAATATGACTAATGCATTTAAAAGACTTGATTATCTTTTTAAAGTAATTGATTTAGCACATATGTTTGAAGAAGAATTTGTAACAGAATGTATTAACGAAGTTAAAGGGTTAATACAAATTCCAGAAGAAATTAATCCTAACATAGAAGAAGAAAAATAAATAATAAAGAAGTATGAGTACCAAATTAAATCCACATGGAGTAATCAGTATTCCTACTTCATTAGATAAAGACTTTTTTAGATACTGGTTTGAATTTTTAAGACCTTTTCACAATCTTACTAATAGGGAAATGGATGTTATAACATCATTCACTAAATATAGATATGAATTAAGTAAAGTTATTAAAGATGATAAAATACTTGATAAAGTTGTAATGAGCGAAGATACAAGAAAACAAGTAAGAGATGATTGTAAACTTTCGTTGCCTCATTTTCAAGTAATTATGGGTAAATTAAGGGAAAGTAAAGTGATAGTAAATAATAAAATAAATCCTAGATTTATACCTAATATAAAGGAAGAAGATGGAAGTTTTAGGTTATTATTATTATTTGATCTTAAATAATGGACTCAAAAGAAATAATTCAAACAGTATCTAAAAAGTTAAATATACCTTATGAAGTAGTAAATAAAGCATATAGTTCTTATTGGGAGTTTATTAAAATTACTATTGAAAAATTACCATTGAAAGAAGATTTGACTGAAGAACAATTTTCCCAATTAAGAACTAACTTTAATGTACCATCTTTAGGTAAATTAAACTGTACATATGAGAGAATGTTAGGTATAAAGTAGAAATATAAATATGGAAGAGATAAAAATGGAAGATTACAAAAAGAGATTATTGATTGAATTTAGTGAACTTAATGCTAAGAAAACTAAATTAGAAGAATTTATAGAAACTATAAAATTTGAAGGATTAGATATACCAGTTAAAATATTAATGAAGAATCAGTTAATTTTTATGAAAGGTTATCTTCAGACATTGTATGATAGAATAAATCTGACAATATCAGCATTAGAGATAAACGAATTTGATAAAGAAAATAAATAAGATGTTAGTAGCAAAAAAAATTAAACCAATGTTTACAGCTCTTATTACCACGATGGATAGGTATGAGACTGATAATTTTACTAAAAGTGGTATTATAGATGCCACTAAATAGAAAGGCACATTAAAAGAATATCAAACAGTATTATCAATTGGATCCTCAGTACGAGATATTAAAGTAGGAGATTTAGTATCTATTAATCCAACAAGGTTTGCAGTAATGAAACATAAAGAAGGATCATTTAAAGATGGTGTGATTCAAGATAATCAGGTATTGGAATATAAATTTGATATAGTTAAAATGGATAATAAAGAATGTCTCTTATTGCAAGATAGAGATGTTGAATTTATCATAGAAGAATACGAGGAAGTAGAAGATGCTCCTGCTCCAATAGTAATTCAACCAGCAAAACCATCAATTATTATTTAACTATAAGGGAGCAACCATAATAAGTTGCTCCTTTTTTACTTTTAATATATGAAACTATTTAAATTTGAAGGATATAGAGTAATAATAGAACCTGAAACACTTTTACTTAAACCATTTAGGTTGATATGGGAAAGAGATAAGAAGGAAACTAAAGAGAAAGCAATAAATGAACTTGGGTTTGTTTATTTTTTTGCTGATCCAAGAAGTGATTATCAATATATAGTTGATGAAGAAGATCGAATAAAAGCTATTAAGGATGGTGAAGGATTACCTGATAAATGGGTTCCTGATAAATAGGTATTAGCAGCAATTGATTTTTATAAACAATTTAAAACCAGTTCTGTTTTATTATTAGAAACTACAAGAATGTTAGTTGATAAATTAATGAGATAGATGAAGAGCCTTGATCTTGATGAAAGAGATGATAAAAATAAACCTATCTTTGCATTAAATACTATTACTGCTACAATAGAGAAAGTTCCAGGGTTAGTAGTTAAACTTGATGAAGCTGAAAAGACTATAGCAGCTGAACTTAAAAGTGATAGTAAGATGCGTGGACAAGGTGAAAAATCAATATTTGAAGATAATATAGATATATAATGAAGACAGAAGATATTGTAGAAGCAATTAATCTGGAATTAGAAGATGGGAGAAAACAATTGTAGATTGAAAGTAAGGGTCATTTTATATTACAACGTAATGTTGAAATAGACCCTTCTTTTAAAATATACAAAACTTATTCCGTTAAATTATGGTACTTTAAAACTAAAAAAGAATAGTTCTTAGTATTAAGTGATTGTATTACAGACAGAGTTATAGGAGATGATGGTGAAAAAATTATAAGAGCATTGAATATATCTTTTTTAAGTAAATTTTTAAAATTGTATAGTTCAGAAAAATGGATAAATATAGTAAAGTATGGAATATCAGAAAGTTAATGAATATTAGACACCTATAACAGAAGAATTGCTTCAGGATTTACCTAAAGAAGTTGCTGATAATTTGTTAGAATCTATTGCTACCATACCATTTGTTAAAAATTTAATTTCAGATAAAAGAGAAAGAGCTAAAGATAGACCGAGAGATGCACATGGAAGAATTATTGTAGATTTAGCTAATCCCCATATTCTTGAAAATATGGAGTACTTTCAACAAACTGCTGAACATTACAAGAAATATGGTGTGTATAATAAAGCAAGACCAAATGCTAATAGTAATAGTGAATATGGTAAATGGATTAGATAGGAGAGAGATAGATGTTGGAATGGGATGGTGAGACCAGAAGATGGTGAATGGATTCCTGGACCACTTTATTTTTATATAAATTATTGTCCTATTATTCAATCAAAAATTAGAAAAGGTACTAAACAAGCTGACCGTGTTGTAGATTTTCCTGAAATATGGGAAGGTATATATTGGAGATTTCATTATATGTATTAGGCCAGAAGTGGGGGATTATATAATAATTTTGAAGGTAGTAATCATGGTGCTGAATTGGCAAGTAGGGGCAAGAGCAAATCGTACTCAATGGCTTCAATATTAACACATAATTTCATACTTGGTGAGAATAAAGAAGCGTGGAAAGAGACAAGATCAATTGTTACTGCATATCAAAAAGAATATCTTATAAAGGATGGTGTATTAAATAAGTTTGTATCAATGGCTGACTTTATAGCATAGCATACATAGTTCCCAAGAAAGAGAATAAAATCTGCTTTATAGGATATGAACTGGGTTATGGGTTATAAGGATGCTGATTTAAATATTGAAAAGGGTACTCAAAATCAAGTACTTGGAGTATCATCTAAAGATGACGAATCGAAACTCCGTGGTAAACGTGCTGTATTTATTGGTATTGAAGAATTCGGAACATTTAAAAGGTTATTGGATTTATATAATGTATTGATACCCTCAGTACAGGAAGGTGATTATGTATTCGGTTTAATGTACATGCACGGTACCGCTGGAGATAGCGAATCAGATTTTGCTGGTGCTCAAGAGATTATGTATAATCCTTTAGGGTACAATATGTACGCTCTACCTAATGTATATGATAAAGCAAATCAGGGTAGAAAACAATTTGTATTCTTTTATCCAGGGTATGTTAATCGTAAAGGATTTTATAATAAAGATGGTGTATCTGATGTTATTGGAGCACTTATATCAATATTAAAGGAGCGTCATAAAGTTAAGTATAATTCTACAGATCCTAATACAATAATAAAGACTATTGCTGAAGTACCAATTACTCCTGCAGAAGCTATTGTAAAAACAGGTATAAATTTATTTCCTGTAATAGATTTAACAGAAAGATTGAATCAACTTGATAATAATCCAAGAGAATATGATGATGTATATAGTGGAGATTTAGTTATTACCAAATCAGGAGAAATATAGTATAAGAATACCGCAAAAAATCCTATAAGAACATTTAAAAATTAGGATAATCAGATGGAAGGTGCTGTGGAGATACTACAAATGCCTGAAAAAGATAGTATGGGTAAAATATTTTAGAATAGATATATTCTTTCATGTGACCCTTATGATAATGATCAAGCTGAATCTAAATCACTTGGTTCAGTATTTGTATTAGATTTATGGACAGATAGAATAGTTGCAGAGTATACTGGAAGACCCATGTTTGCAGATGATTTTTATGAAATTGCCAGAAGAATGTGTTTATTTTATAATGGTAGAATGAATTATGAAAATAATAAAAAAGGATTGTTTGCTTATTTTTAGAGAATGAATTCATTATATTTATTAACTGATGCTCTTGAATTCTTGAGAGATAAAGAATTAAGTAAAACTAATTTGTTTGGTAATAATCTTAAAGGTACAACTGCAACAGAAGGAATAAATTCTTATGCAAGAACAATATTAAGAAATTGGTTATTGCAACCTGTATCTATGGTACAAAGATTTTAGGATGATGAAGTTGAAGTTAGTGTTCCAAGATTATTTACATTAAGAAATAGAGCATTAATAGAAGAATTAATAAGTTATAATGATGTTGGTAACTTTGATAGGGTATCTTCAATGATGATGTTAATGTTGTTGAGAGAAGAAAGAATGATTAGATATAATGGTAACTTGTTGAATTCCAGAGAAGAAACTAATAATAAAGGTTATTTAGGTAATGATCCATTTTTTGAAACTAACTATAGACCTAAATAGATTTATAATAAATAATGTTTGAGTAAATTAGGATTTTATTTATAAACTTGTACAATATAAATATTTTTATTATTTTTGCAGATGATTAAATACAAATAATATGTCAGAATATGTAAATTTACCTCCACAATAGTTGTCTTTTTCAAAGAAAAACAAAGTATGGAGAAAAAAACATCTAGATTGGGCTGATGGTAAGACATTTTTCAATTATAGTTTGGTTAGAAAATCAGTTATTCATAAAAAGATTAACTATGATTTGCTAAATGGTATACTTCATCTGAGTGATTTGGAGTTAATTTTAAATCCAGACAATTAGAAATCAAGTTTTATTCCAGATAAAATTCAACATTATCCTATAATGAATAGTAAATTGAATGTTCTCAGAGGTGAGGAATCTAAAAGAATATTTGATTGGAGAGTTATTGTAACTAATCCTAATGCTGTTTCTGAAATTGAAGAAAATAAAAGTAAAGCTATATTTCAACAATTATAGCAACTTGTTGAAAATCAAGAATTAGAAGAAGAGGAGTATAATCAGGAACTTGAGAAATTAAATGACTATTATAAATATGAGTGGTAGGATTTAAGAGAAGTCAGAGGTAATGCTCTGTTAACTCATTATGTAAAAGAATATAATATTCCATTTATATTTAATCAGGGTTTTATGGATGGTATGATAGTTGGGGAAGAGATTTATCAATGTGATATAAGAGGTGGAGAACCTACTATTGAAAGATTAAACCCATTAAAAGTTCGTATATTTAAATCTGGTTATTCTAATAAAATTGAAGATGCAGATTTAATTGTACTTGAAGACTATTGGTCTCCAGGTAAAGTTATTGATAATTATTATGATGTATTGTCTAAGAAAGATATGGATTATATTGAAAATATGCCTAATCAAATTGGACAAGCTCCTACAGATTCTATGGGTAATATAGATGATAGAAAAGGGTTTATTAATAACTATATGGTGGGTGAAGAGATGTCAAATAACGGCTTCTACTTTGATCCACTAAATTTGTTTTCAGATGCTACTGCTAACTCTCTTTTACCTTATGATATTGCAGGTAATTTAAGAGTGTTGAGAGTATATTGGAAATCAAGAAGAAAGATTAAAAAAGTAAAATCTTATGATAAAGAAACAGGTGAAGAATTATATACATTCTATCCTGAAACTTACATAATTAATGAAGCTGAAGGTGAAGAAGAATAGATATTCTTTATCAATGAAGCATGGGAAGGTACTAAAATTGGTCAGGAAATATATGTAAATATGAGACCAAGACCAATACAATATAATAGATTAAGTAATCCTTCAAGATGCCATTTTGGTATTGTAGGATCAATATATAATCTTAATGATAGTAAACCATTTTCTTTAGTAGATATGATGAAACCGTATAATTATTTATATGATGCAATTCATGATAGATTGAATAAAGCTATTGCTTCAAATTGGGGTAAGATTATTACTGTAGATTTAGCAAAAGTTCCTAAAGGATGGGATATGGAAAAATGGTTACATTATGCTAAAATTAATAAGATAGCAGTAGTTGATAGTTTTAAAGAAGGTAATATAGGTGCTTCTACAGGTAAACTTGCTGGAGGGTTAAATAATGCTTCTTCGGGAGTAATTGATGCTGAAACTGGTAATTATATTCAACAACAAATTAATTTACTTGAGTTTATTAAGATGGAAATGAGTGAAGTTGCTGGTATTGCCAAACAAAGAGAAGGTTAGGTATCAAACAGAGAAACTGTTGGTGGTGTAGAAAGAGCTACTTTATAGTCTTCGTATATTACAGAATGGTTGTTTACTATCCATGATGATGTTAAAAAAAGAGTATTGGAGTGTTTTCTTGAAACAGCAAAAATAGCATTAAAGGGAAGAAGTAAAAAATTTCAATATATTCTTTCTGATATGTCTATGAAAGTAATGGATATTGATGGAGATGAATTTGCAGAATGTGATTATGGTTTAGTTGTAGATAATAGTAATGGTACATAGGATTTAAATTCTAAATTAGATATGTTGGCACAAGCTGCTTTACAAAATCAAACATTATCTTTTTCCTCAATTATAAAATTATATAATTCTGGTTCTATTTCTGAAAAAACAAGAATGATTGAGAAAGATGAAGAGAAAATTCAACAACAACAATCGCAAGCTCAACAACAACAATTAGAAGCTCAACAAGCTGCTAATCAAGCTTAGTTAGATATGAAGATGCAAGAACTTCAAGCTAAAGATTAGATAAATATTCGTGATAATGAAACCAAATTAATTATAGCATAGATGGGTAGTCAATAGATAGATGATGGAATATAGGAAGTTGATCCAGTTAAAAAGGAAGAATTGCTTGAAAAAATAAGATAGTTTGATAATAAATTATTGTTGGAGAAAGAGAAATTAGTTTTAGATAAATAGAAACATCAGGATGATGTCATGTTAAGAAATAAACAAATAAATAAACAAGCTGCTCGTTCAGCATCTAAATAACAAATATAATGTTTACATCAGAATAGATAGAAGAAATACATAGAAATCTTCAATTATTGGGGGTTAAAGATATGGATCTTCCAACATTAACAGAACAACTTGATGGGAGTGAGGTATTAACTTTAATAAAGAATGGGAGAAACATTCAATTGAAGGTTAACCAACTTCTTAATTTTGATATGTTTACTCCTGAATAGTTAGAAAGTTTAAGGGGTCCACAAGGACTTGATGGAAAGAATGCATATCAAACATGGTTAGCACAAGGTAATGTTGGAACATACGATGATTATCTGACAATATTACAATTACCTGCATTAACAGCATCAGAATCTCTTACAACAACTGTTAAAAATAAGTTAGATGAAGCAGATGATGTTATCATTAGACTTAATAATAAAAATGCAGAAATGCAATAGGTTATATCTGAAGCAACTATTGTAAAAGATTTAGCATAGGAAGTAGTTACTTATCCACCTGCAATAGTTAATGGTTATTGGCATTTATGGAATCATGTCACAAAGCAATATGATACTACTTATGTTAAAGCTACAGGTGATTTCACGAATATATCCAATGGAGCAAAGACAAACGCAGATGCAGGTGTATTTGGTCAGATATCGATTACAGACGACTACATGTATATATGTGTGATGTCAGGCAGTGCAGGAAGTGCAATTTGGAAAAAAACAGTATTGTTTCAAGTATAAAAATTAAACCAATGGGAAGAAAAAGTAAAGGCTTATTAAAAGAAAAGCAAGAAGCCGAAAAACGGCTCAAGGAAATTGCGGAACTTGAAGAACGGTCTCTGAAAGAAGAAGCAAAGAAATTAGAGAATGTGAAAAATGAAATATCTGACATTTGCAAAAGCAACGATTTATTTTGCGGTGTAATCCTTACTCAGCAGGATATTTTGGAAATTGTCAAGATAGCGATGAAGTCAAAAGAAAATGTATCAATTCCTTTTCAAATTTATTATAATGATTAAAAAGTATTAAAATGGCATAGTATGATTTATTGCTAACGCAAAACGTCGCAGCTGCAGGAATAGAGTTTTCCGAAAAATATGCGAACATTGCAAAGGGTGGCATTCTTTCGGCAGCAGCAGATGGTAATCCAACGGTGTTGCCTGCAGGTACAAACGGCTATCAGTTAATCCGTGACGATGCAGAAGTGACAGGCTTAAAATGGGTTGCGGTATCAGGCGGTCATACGCAGGGAACAGACACAGGTACAACCCAAACTATTTTTGAGCTTGACTCTGATGGTTTCAAAGTGGAACTTACGGCAGAGAGTGCAACTAAATTCGGTGTAAAGGTTGATGGTGGAGCAACGTATGCTGACATTCAAGCCAAAGATGCAACTTTCAACAAAGTTACCGTAGCAAATGCACCTACTTTAGGTACGGATTTGACTAACAAGACCTATGTTGACGGTTTACTTTCAGCCAATGATGCAATGGTATTCAAAGGCACAGTTGGTACAGGTGGGACATTTGAAATAGCGGCCTTTAATGCACTTGCAACTTATCAGGCAGGTTGGGCGTACAAAGTGATTACAGCGGGAACAGTCAAAGGAAAGGTTGTCGAAATAGGCGATTTGGTAATTGCCACAGTCGACAGAGCAGGTAGCGGACAGCTTGATACAGACTGGATTGTAGTACAGACAAATGTAGATGGTGCAGTTACAGGTGCAGCTTCCTCAATGGCAGATGCAATTGCAGTGTTTAACGGAACAACAGGCAAAATCATTAAAGACAGCACTGTGCTTGTTTCGTCATTGCTTGCTAAGTCTGCTTACGGAGCAAATACGATACTCTATGCAACAACAGCGAGCAACCCATTATCTTTGACAGTGGGAGCTTCCACTTTTGTAGGTAGAAAATCCACAGGCGATATTTCAGCCTTGACAGCGATAGAAGCAAGAGCAATCCTAAACGTTGCAGATGGTGCAAATAATTACGTACACCCAAATCATTCAGGTGATGTAACTTCAGTTGCGGATGGTACAACAACTATCGCAGCAGGTGCAGTTTCTTTAGCGAAAATGGCAAATGTAGCAACAGGTACTATTTTCTATCGTAAGACTGTAGGAGACGGTGCTCCTGAAATTCAAACACTTGCAACTTTGAAGGCTGACTTGGGAACACTCCCGATTGAATGGCAGACCGCACCTGCTACAAAGACCTCCACAGGAACAGTTGGGCAGATAGCAAAAGACGCAAACTTCTTCTATGTATGCACTGCAACAAATGTATGGAAACGTAGTCCTTTAGCAACTAATTGGTAACAAAATGGCATCAGGTGATTTAAAAGGATTAGTGGAAAATGCAGGCGGTAGCTTAGATGAAGTTACCACACTGCAAGCCACATCCGCAGAAATGGTAGCGGGAACAGTGACAGGAAAAGTTGCCACCCCGAAGAATATGAAGGACGCAGAATTCGTGCCTATTCACGTAGGCACTACTGCTCCTACTGATACGAC